GGGGTCGATGAAGCGGGTCGTCGCCCAGCGCCAATACGACGAGAGCATGCGGCTTCGGCCGACGCTCCGGGCGGTGGCGTAATGCTGGGCGTGATCCTGTTCCGGCTGCACGCCGCCATGCTGGCGCTGCGCGGGTGCGAAAGCCTGCTGCGCGGCGGCGCCGATCCCTTCGCCACGGTCCACGGGGTGCTGGATGCGCTGGAGCGCAACGCCATCGCCCGCCGCGAGAACCAAGCCATTCACCACATTCGCGAGGCCCGCAGGACGGTGACGCGCGAGGCGCTGAAACCGCTGCCTCCGACCGTCTGACCCCCTTTGCCGCCCGAGGCGTCGACGGGCGGCCAGTACCCGAGACGCAACCATCCCCAGAGAGACCGATGAAACCCATTACCGACACCCTCCGCGACATCCGAAAGGGGATGGTCGCCGAGGCCGCTGGCGAAGAGCTGGCGCAGGTCGTGCGGGCCGTCACCGCCACCGGCAAGCCCGGCAGCCTGACGATCAAGCTGACCGTGAAGCCCCAGAAGGGCGACAACGAGCAGGTGGTGATCAGTTCGAAGATCAGCGCCAGCGCGCCGGCTGCCGACATGCCGGAGGCGATCTTCTTCGCTGACGTCGACGGCGACCTGCACCGCAACGATCCCCGACAACCCGAGATGTTCCGCCACGCCGATCTGGGCGACGCGGCCGTCGATGCCCGGAGGGCCTGACCTTGACCGACACCCACACCACTGAAGCCGGGGCCATCGCCGCCCTGGGCGCATCCGCCGCCGCCGCCTCCGTCATCACCGGCGCGGACGGCCGCACCTGGCTGATCAAGCCGAACAGCACGACCGCGACCGAGATCACCGACCCGCACGGAATGATCCTGACGGCGCCCGCGCGCGTGAAGCAGGCGGTGATCGTTCAGACCGCGGACAGCCTCGTCGACTATGTCGACCTCTATGGTCAGGACGAGACGATCCTGTTCGCGGACATCGACGCATCCACGATCCGCGGCTTGATCGACTATCATGGCCCAGCGCTGGCCGAACTGGGCACCCCCAGCGTCGCCAAACACGTCGATCACCGGGTGACGCTGACCCTGCCGTTCTCGGAAGAGTGGCGGACGTGGAAGGCGATCGACCGCAAGATGCTGGATCAGCTGAGCTTCGCCCGCTTCCTCGAAGAGAACGCGGTCGACATCGAGGCGCCCAGCGGCGCTGACCTGCTGGAGGTCTGCCGCGACCTGCAGGCGGTCCGCAGGGTGGACTTCCGCAAGGCGGTCCGCACCAACACGGACAACGAGAACTTCGAATACACGGACGAGACGGAGACGCGGACGAGAAACGGCAGCGTCGAGGTGCCGTCGAAGTTCCAGCTGCGCATCCCGGTCTATTTCGGCGGCCAGACGGTGACGCTGTACGCCTTCCTGCGCTGGCGGCTGGTTGAGACGAGCCTCGAGCTGGGCATCCAACTGCACCGCGCCGAGCATGTCCGCCAGGCCGTGTTCAAGGAGATCGTGACCGACGCCTCTTCGCGGACGGGCAAGCCTGCCCTGTTCGGGAAGGTCGACTGAGACGGAGAGCGCCCCCCGGACAATGGGGGGCGCGCACGCCATGTCAGTAGCCAGTAATCGCGGTCCCCAAATCCATGCGGCGGTGTTCGCCACCCGCCCGCGCGGCGCCCTGACGCCGAGCGAGGTGAGCGAAATCCGCCGCCTGCGCCGCCTCGGCCGGGGCTGGCAGACCATCGCCCATATCATCGGGCGCTGCCGTGAAGACGTGATGGCGGTGGAGCCGATGAACGGCGCCGCCCAGGCCGTGGGGGCGCCGGTCCCGCGCCCTTTCCAGTGGAGCGACGAAGCCCTGCAGCGATCGGCGCCGCTGATCGAGAGAGGCGCCAGCGCGGAGACTGTGGCGGCCCGCTTCGGCTGTTCGGTGGTCGAGGCGCAGCGCCGGATCCGCCAGGTCATCAGGAGGCGGAAGCCATGACGAGGCCAGCGAGGATTCACGCCAGGACGGTGATCGAGTTCGTCGCCGCCAGCTATGGCCTGCCACCCGCAGCTCTGACGGGGGACTGTCGCCGCAGCGTGGTCGTCAGACCCCGACAGTTTGCGATGTACGCGATCAGGCAGCTGTGCCCCCACCTCAGCCTGAACTTGATCGGCCGCGCGCTGGGCGGCCGGGACCACACGACGATCCTGCACGGCCTGAGGAAGGTGGAGGGCCAGATCGCGCAGGGCGAGTTCGGTGATGATCTGGCGCGGCTGGAGGCGTGGTTCGATCAGGCCTACCTCGAGGACCGGATCGAAGAAGCCGAGCAGCGCCTGGCCCGACTGAAGGCGATCCGCCAGACCGTGCAGCAGGTGTCGGTATGAGCCCCCTGGAGCGTCTTGGTCTGGAGGTGGCGGCTTTCCAGCTGCTGGGCAGCCGAATGCAGGCGGCGACCCTGTGCGCTCTGCTGGATGCTGACGGGCGGACGGTGGCGGTCGAGCGCCTAGCCTCCGCGCGGCCGTGGATGGATAGCGACCTGACCGACACGAGGAACGTCATCAAGACGCGCGTCTGCGTGCTGCGTGAATCGCTGGCTGATGTCGGCCTCGGTGGTCTGATCGTTACGGCCGGTGGTCGAGATAAAGGCGGCTACGCCATCCCTGAGCCCGGCCGCACGGCCATTCTCGCCCGTCTGGTCGAGGTGGCGGCATGATCGCTGACACGCTGATCGATTTTGCTCCGCTGCCGTGGACCCCAGTCCTGACCAAAGCGCGGCGGGAATGGGGGCTGACCGTCCTGTGCGCTGACGGTGAGAACCTCGCGGACAGGCCGATGGACCGGGACGAGGCCCGATTCCTTTGCGCGCTCCACGCCTTTGCGCCTTTGGCGATGATCTATGTCGAACAGGCTGCGGCTAAGGGCGGCGCTGAGGCGCAACGGCTGCTGGCCGCGTTCCGGCATGCCGCCACGACCGAACCCACGCCGGAAACGGTGGTTGCTGCGCGGAGGGGCCGCTTATGAGCGTTCAGGCGATCACCTGGGCGCTGGATCAGACCTGCGCCACAGCGACCGAGAAGGCGATCCTGCTGGTGCTGGCGAACTACGTCGGTGCGGACGGCACCTGCTATCCTGGACAGGACACCATTGCGACGCAGGCGTGCTGCTCGCTGAAGAGCGTCGAACGCGCTCTCGCCGCCTTCGAGGATCGCGGCTGGATCGAGCGTCATGCTCGCCGCCGTCGGGACGGTTCGCGCACGTCGGATCTGATCGATTTCGTCGCCACGAGCGCGCCGGATCGGGTCGGAAAGCCGCAACCCGACTCTGTGTCGGGTAGTGAGCCAACCCGACTCCCTGTCCAAACCAACCCGACTCCCTGTCCAAACCAACCCGACTCTGTGTCGGGGCTCACTACGTTTGAACCGCTAGGTGAACCGTTAGGGGAAGCTGCTGCTGTTGCGCAGGCGTCCGCGACGACTTCCGAGCCGGTGGTTCAGTTGGTCGAAACGGTGGTCGAGAGCGTCGAGCCCGTCCCGGCAAGCGACTGGCCGGAAGGCAAGTCGCCGGATCACGCCTCACTGCTGTGCGAGCTGGCCCAGACTCCCAACCTCGACTGGGTGAAGCAGCCCGGTCTCTTCCAGACGAACGGCCAGTTGCACGCCTGGCGCCGCGACGGAGCCAGTTGGGAGCACGACGTCGTGCCGGTGGTGACGACGCTGGCCCGGAAGGCCCGCCGCCCGATCACGTCGTGGAAGTACTTCGCCGCCGCCATCGCCCAGTCCGTCGCGGACAACCGCCAAGCCCTGACCATCCCTGAGGCCCGCCATGCAAGCCAAGCCCATGACCGAAGCCCGAGCGCTAAGCTCGACGCCAAGCGCGCAAACCACGAACGTCACCTATCCGGCCTTGAGCAAGCCCCTGGCCTCGTGGCTGCTCGACGAGCCTACTGACGCCAAGGCGGTGGCGGTGATCGCGGAGAGCGACCTGCTGCGGTCTGAGGCGGCGATGATGATGCCCGCCATGCGTCACGCCGCGCTGCGCCCGGCCAGCGAGAAGGACATCCGGGACATCATCGGAAGCCGGTTCGGCACCTTCCCCCAGCCGCAGAGGGACGAGGGCGAGGCGATGGCGTTCTGGGCGGACTACCTCGACGCCCTGGTTGGGCTGACCCCGGCGCAGATCGAGGGCGGGATGAAGGCATGGGTGGCGGATCCCAAGGCAGAGTTCCTGCCGAAACCGGGGAAGCTGGCCGACCTCGCGCGCCAAAGCACGCAGGTGGGGCGTTGGACCCGAGCCTATAACCGCGCTCATGCGGCGGTGGTCGCCAGCCAGAAGCCCGAAGCGCCCGCTCTACCCGGCCCGAAGCACAGCCCCGAAGAGGTAAAGGCGATGGTTGCCGAGACGCTGGCGGCTCTGTCTGAGACCCCGACGGCGAAGTTGATGGCCGCCCGCAAGGCCGCCCTGCCGCGCACGCCGTCCGCGCCGCTCCCGCCCGGCAGCCACATGAGCGCTGAGATGCGCGCGAAGATGGCCGCTGCTCGCCCCGCTCGTCAGTATCCCCCGCACACCGAGGCCGCCGCATGACCCGTCTGAAAGCAACGCCAGAGCAGGCCGTCGCCCTGGAGCGACGCCGTCTGACGGATCGTGCAGCGCTTATCCGTGGTCGGGTCGAGGCCACGCCTGGGTGCGGACTGATGCCGAAGGTCTGCGCCGTAGAGAACCGCATGCGCCTGCTTCAGTTCGGCGTTGCGCGCCAGATGATGGACGAGATTGATGACACTCTGGAGGGTCAACGCCTGAAGGCTGCAGCCGAAGAGGCGCGAAGGGCAGGTGAGGAACAGGACGATCTGCTCCAGGCCCAAGGCATCGAGACGGCTCGGACCGCATCCGGCGCCGGTGCGCGTCATGGTCTGTTGTGGTTGATCCAGAAGGGGCGACTGACGCCTATGCGGAAGGTGGCCGGTCAGCGGTGGTCGGACGACTACAGCCTTGTCCGCACCGATGGCGTCAGGTCATGCCTGAATGACAACGTGCGTGGCCCGGCCACGGAGACATTGCGGCTGGAGGAAAAGAGGACGGCGGCGCAGCAGCGGCTTGAAGCGGCGCGTGGCCGCATCCGGCAGACGACTGGTTCAGATCGGCTCGCTGACCTACTGGACGCCGTATGCGGACGTGGATCTTCCCTTCGCGCCCTTGCCGGTGGTGACAAGGTGAAGGCCGCCCAGATGGAGGCAGAGTTGGGCGTGGCGTTGGATATGGCGGCAGTCAGCTATGAGATTGTTCGGGTGGCCGCATAGCCTCTTGCGTTTGGGCCCAAACTGAGCGACAAATCGATATCGGCGCTTCGTGCGTCTGAGGATAGGCCCACGGGAAACCGGCGGGCCTTTTTCTTTCCCCCTTCCTAACCGCGTCTTCCTCCACCGCTGGGCCTCGTCGGACGAGGCAGCGTAACCACGGCTGACCTTAGGCTGAGAAAGCACCCGTGACGCGGCGGCCTCACGGCCGGTGAATGCGGGGAAGGTCGGCAACGTCCGAAGATCGGGGGCAGATAGATGGCCCGTCGTCCTGACCACATCGCCTCCCAAGGCACCCAGCGCCTAAGAGGCCGTAGAGGCGTAGAGCAACGTAAGCGCCGCCTCGCCGCCGAGCCCCTGTGCCGTCACTGCCTAGCTAAGGGCAGATACACAGCATCCACCGTACCCGACCACATCATCCCCCTGGCTCAGGGCGGCACTGACGACGACAGCAACATCCAGTGTCTGTGCGACGAGTGCCATGACACGAAGACCAGACAGGACTTCGGCCACCGAGAGAGGGCTGAGGTAGATGCGGCGGGCTGGCCCACCGACCCAGACCACCCATGGAACCTCACGGGGTGAGGACGGAGGGGGCGCCTCAAAGTTCGAGACCATCGCCTCGGACACCGGCCGCCCCCACAGAACCAACGCTAATCCAGTTTTCTCGCGCGCATGCGCAGGAGGCAGCATGGCCCGCAAGCCTCGCCAATCGCGCGTCGACAGCCGCACCGAAGCCGTGGCGATCATGGTCAAAGCTGCGCGGGACATTCAGCCGCCGGCGCACGCTCCTCTGGACGACGACGCCTGGCCCTTCTGGGATGACATCATCGCCGCCCGCGCCAAGTCGGAGTGGGGCGGTCATGAGCTGGCGTGTGCCTCGGATCTGGCCAACGCCATGGCGCAGTTGGTCGAGAACCGCCGCAAGCTTCGGAAAGAGGGCGAGACGACTGCGAGCAGCACCGGCAATCCGATGGCCAACCCGCGCGTCGCTGTCGTTCACGGGCTACACGCCCAAATCAAGGCGGCGCGCCAGTCGCTGAACATTCACGGCCGGGCGGCCGGCGAGGCGCGCGATGTCGGCGCCCGCCGGAAGCAGGCCAAAGCCATTGAGGCGGCCAACCCGCTGGAGGACGAAGACCTGCTGGCGAGGCCGTCAGCGCTCCAGTGACACGCGGCGAGAGGGTTATCGCCTTCATCGAGCGTATGTGTCCCACGCCCGAGGGGAAGCACGTCGGCAAGCCGATGAAGCTGGATGCGTTCCAGAAGAAGTTCATCCTGGAGGTCTACGACAATCCGGCCGGGACGCGGATCGGCATCCTGTCGATCGCCCGCAAGAACGGGAAGTCAGCGCTCATCGCCGGTATCATGCTGGCGCATCTGGTCGGGCCGGAAGCCCGTCTGAACAGTCAGATCGTCTCGGGCGCCCGGAGCCGGAAACAGGCGGCCGTGGTGTTCAACCTCGCCGCCAAAATGGTGCAGCTGTCGGACAAGCTGCGGCCCATCGTTCGCATCGTGCCGTCAGGAAAGACGCTCCACGGCCTGACGATGAACACGGAGTATCAGGCTCTCGCTGCGGAAGCAGGGACGGCGCACGGCCTTTCGCCGGTCCTGGCCATCCACGACGAGATGGGTCAGGTCCGCGGAGAGTTTGACGCCTTCATCGAGGCCATCGAGACCGCGCAGGGCGCTTATGACGACGCCCTGCAGTTGGTCATCTCGACCCAAGCCCCGAACGATGCCGACATGCTGTCGATCCGCATCGACGACGCCAAGCGGTCTGGCGATCCGACCATCGTCTGCCATGTCTATGCTGCCCCGGAGGATGCGGAGCTCCAGGACCCAGAAGCATGGAAGGCGGCGAACCCCGCCCTCGGGTCGTTCCGGTCCTTGGTCGAGATCACGAACAAGGCGGCTGAGGCGGCGCGGATGCCGTCGGTCGAGAACAGCTTTCGCAACCTCTACCTGAACCAGAGGGTCACGCGGCACACGCCGTTCGTCAGCCCCTCGATCTGGAAAGCCTGCAACGGGCCGGTGGACCTTGAGGTCTTCCGGCGCAACCCGGTCTACGGCGGGCTCGACCTGTCGCTGACGACCGACCTGACGGCGCTAGTGTTGCTCGCCCAGGAGGGCGGCGTCTGGCACATCCTGCCGACGTTCTGGACGCCGGAAGCGACACTGGCGGATCGATCGCGGCGTGACCGCGCGCCGTACGACGCCTGGGTCCGCGACGGGCACATGCTCGCAACGCCCGGCCCGGCGGTGGAATACGGCTTTGTCGCCCGCGACATCGCCCGGATCACCGAGGGAATGGACGTGCGCAAGATCGCGTTCGACCGCCACCGGATGAAGTCGCTTCAGGCCGAACTGGATCGGCTGGACGTCAAGTTGCCGTTCGAGGAGTTCGGCCAAGGCTTCGTGAGCATGGCGCCGGCGATCGACCGCGCCGAGATCGAGTTCCTGCATCACCGCTTCCGCCACGGCGGCCACCCGGTTCTAACCATGTGCGCGGGCAACGCGATCATCGTTCAGGACGCGGCCGGCAACCGGAAGATGGACAAGTCGAAATCGACCGGCCGCATCGACGGCATGGTCAGTCTGGTCATGGCCGCAGGCGTCGCAACGGCGCCATCCGGTGAGCCCACACCATCCTATCAAATGATCTTTGTCTAAGGAGGCCGAGCCATGCAGGACCGGGCCTATCCATGAACAGGGCTTTTTCGCTGCTGACAGTTCGGTCGGTGGACGAAGAGCAACGCCAGATTGCTGGCTTGGCGACCTCCCCTAAGGTGGATCGTCAGGGCGACGTGATTGACCCGTTAGGCGTCAGCTTCAACGACAACGTGCCTCTTCTGCTGTTCCACGACAGCACGAAACCTGTGGGGTCGGTAAAGTTTGGCAAGCCGACGAAGGCAGGCGTGCCGTTCACGGCAACGCTGCCAAAAGTGACCGAGCCCGGCGTGTTCAAGGATCGCGTCGATGAGGCGTGGCACAGCGTCAAGTATGGGGCGATCAAGGCCGTCTCAATCGGTTTCCGGCCACTGGCGGACGCGGTGGAACGTATTGAAACCGGCCTTCGGTTCCTCAAGACGGAAATTCTTGAGCTCAGTTTGGTTCCTGTGCCCGCGAACGACGAGGCCCTCATCACCAGCATCAAGAGCATGGATGACCAAGCGGTCGCCGCTCTGAACCAACTCGACGCAGACGCCCAGGCCGCGACAGGCCGCAAAAGCGCTGATGTCGGTACCTCGCCCGGCGCTTCGGGCAAGTCCGCGGCGGCCATCCCGGTCGTCGCTCTCAGCTCGAAGCCCAAGGAGGCCCAAATGAGCAAGACCATCGCAGAACGCATTTCCGCGTTCCAGAACGCTCGCACCGAGAAGTCGGCGCGCATGGCCGCCATCATGGATGAGGCCGGCGACGAAACCCTGGACGCCGCTCAGGCGGAGGAGCACGACAATCTGGACGCCGAGGTGAAAGCCATCGACGCGCACATTGCGCGCCTGAAGTCTCAGGAAGCTAACCTGGTCGCGACCGCCACGACGGTCGACGGCGTGAAGGACACCAAGACCGGCTCCGAAGTTCGGGGCTCGACGGTCCAGGTGAAGGCCCAGCCGAAGCTGGAAAAAGGCATCGGCTTTGCCCGCCTGGCCAAGGTCAAGGCCCTGGCGAAATTGGACGGCGAGAGCGTCCGCACCGTCGCGAAGGAACTGTACGGCGAGGATTCGGACATCTACGGCCTTGTCACCAAGGCTGCGGTTCCTGCCGGCACCACGGCTGAGGGCAACTGGGCAGGCGCCCTTGTCGGCGAGGGCACGAATGTCATCGCCGATTTCGTGGAGTATCTCCGTCCCCGCACCATCCTTGGCCGTTTCGGCCAGAATGGCGTGCCGTCCCTGCGTAATGTGCCCTTCAACGTCCCTCTGGTCGGTCAAACGTCTGGCGGGCAGGGCTACTGGGTGGGCGAGGGCAAGGCCAAGCCCCTGACGAGCCTCGGCTACGAGCGCAACATCCTCGACATCTTCAAGGTGGCGAACATCGCCGTCGTGACCGAGGAACTGCTGCGTCGCTCCACTCCGGCCGCCGAAGGCCTGATCCGCGACAACCTGGCGGACGCCATTGCAGCCCGCCTGGACACTGACTTCGTGAACCCGGCTAAGGCTGCCGTGGCTGGCGTTTCGCCCGCGTCGATCACCAACGGTCTGACTGCCGTGGTCTCGGTGGGCGGTGACGCCGACGCGATCCGCGCCGACGTGCGCGCTCTGATGGCGACGTTCATCGCCGCTCAGAACGCCCCCACGGCCGGCGTGTGGATCATGGGCACCCTGACGGCATTGGGTCTGTCGATGATGGTCAACCCGCTCGGGCAGCCGGAATTCCCCGGCATCTCGATGACGGGCGGCACCTTCAACGGCATGCCGGTGATCGTGTCGGACTACATCGGTGCGGGTGTGGTGGTGCTGGCCAACGCCAGCGACATCTATCTGGCCGACGAAGGCGGCGTGCAGGTCGACATGTCCCGCGAAGCCTCGCTGGAGATGGCGGACAACCCGGCGCACAACTCGGACACTCCGACCGGGGCCACGTCGCTGGTGTCGATGTTCCAGACGAACAGCGTGGCGTTCCGCGTCGAGCGCTACATCAACTGGGCGCGCCGTCGCCCCTCGGCGGTCGCCATCCTCACCGGCGCCACCTGGGGAGTGCCGGCTGAGCCCGGCGAGTAACTCGTACCTTGGGCGCGCCGTTCACCTTGGGCGGCGCGCCCTCTCGCCTGTTTTCGGAGGCAACGATGAAGCGTAGCGGTTACATGACGCGGGCCTTGAAGGCCCACGACCCGCGCTTTGCGCGCGTGCTCGGCAAGCTCGGCTATGGACGTTCCGACCTGGTGTCGACCGATCCGGCCAAGGATACGGCGGAAGACGATCTTCCCGCGCTGCGCAAAGAGTACGAGGCGAAAGTGGGCAAGAAGGCCTATCACGGCTGGGATGTTGACGCCCTGCGCGCCAAGATCGCCGAGGCTGGATAAGCTGGGCGGAGACAAGTAGAATCCCTTGGTGCGTCTAGGGTAGCTCCCGAAAAGTCGGCCCCTAACCGACCTGGCGCACTCCATCATTAGGAGCTTCTGTAGGAGGAAGCATTGAGTGCAGCCATTTACGGTCTGTGCTGCCCGGTGTCGGGCGGCATTCGCTACATCGGAAAAAGCATCGCGCCGGTTCGCCGGTTCAAGGCCCACATCTATTTGTCCCGACGTCGCCGAACGCACCGCGACTGCTGGATAGACAACCTGATCTGCAAGGGCCTGAAGCCGGAGCTTGTGATTCTTCGCAAGCTCGCAGCCGACGAAGACTGGGCGGCGGCGGAGCGCCGGGCAATAGCCGAGGCCCGCCTCTCGGGGGCGCGGCTAACCAACCTCACGGACGGCGGAGAGGGAGCCCCTCTTACCCCGGAAGGGCGCGTGAAAAAGGTAGCCGCTATGCGCCGCCCTGATACGCGGGCAAAGATGTCGGCGGCTGCAAAGGCGCGATGGGCTGACCCTGAGCAAGCGGCCGCCGGACGGGCAGCGAATGCGGGCGACGAGAAACGAAAGCGGCTTTCTGAGCGCGCGAAGCAACGCGCCACCCCCGAATACCGCGCCATGATGTCGGCACGATCCAAAGCGGCGTGGGCGGATCGTGAGAAGCGAGCGAGGATAGAGGCAGGGATCACCCCGGAGGTCCGCCAGCGGGTTGGCGAGGCCTCGCGGCGGTTCTGGGCAACATCGCCCAACAGGGATGCGTGCCTCAACAACCTGAAAGCCCGACAGACACGAGGCCGCCGGAAAGGAGACTAAGCACATGCGCCTTTTCGGCTTTGAGGTGACGAGAACTCAAAAGGCGCTCGCGCCGGTAGATAACCGGCAGGGGTGGTTTCCAATCGTACGAGAGCCGTACGCAGGGGCGTGGCAGACCAATGTAGAGGTGAAGCTCGACTCGGTTCTGTCGCACTCGGCCGTTTTCCGCTGCGTGTCGCTGATCGCCTCGGACGTGGCGAAAATGCGCATCCGCCTGGTCCAGATGGATGACGACGGCATTTGGTCCGAGACGACCAGCCCCTCCTATTCGCCGGTGCTGCGCAAGCCCAACCGTTTCCAGAACCGCATCCAGTTCTTCACCAACTGGATGGAGTCGAAGCTGACGCGCGGCAATACGTACGTGCTGAAGGAGCGCGACAACCGCGGCGTCGTCGTGCGCCTCTACGTACTGGATCCCGATCGTGTGAAGCCCTTGGTCGCAGACGATGGCTCCGTCTACTACGAGCTCCGGCAGGACGCCCTCGCGGGGCTACCTGAGAGCGCGATAGTGGTGCCCGCGAAGGAGATCATCCACGACCGCTGGAACACGCTGTTTCACCCGCTGGTCGGGCTCTCTCCAATCTTCGCCAATGGCCTCGCCGCTACGCAGGGGCAGGCCATCCAGAACATGTCTGCCGGCTTCTTCCAGAACGGTGCTCAGCCCGGCGGCGTGCTGACCGCTCCCGGCGCCATTGGCGATGAAACGGCGAAGCGCCTCAAGGAGCACTGGGACACCAACTACACCGGAAAGAACCGGGGCAAGGTCGCCGTCCTTGGCGATGGCCTGAAGTACGAGCCGATGACCGCCAAGATGGTGGACTCGCAACTCGTCGAGCAACTGAAGTGGTCGGCCGAAACGGTGTGTTCGGTCTTCGGCGTCCCCGCCTACAAGGCAGGCGTCGGTCCTGCACCGGCCTACAACAACGTCGAAGCCCTGAACCAGCAGTACTATTCGGACTGCCTGCAGATCCACATCGAGAGCGTGGAGCTTTGCTTGGACGAGGGGCTTGAACTGAAGGGTCCTTATGGGACCGAGTTCGACATCGACGACCTTCTGCGCATGGACACGGCGACGCAGATTGAAGCTCTGACCAAGGCGACGACAGGCGGGCTGATGAAGCCCGACGAAGGCCGGAAGAAGCTAGGCCTGAAGCCAGTCGAGGGCGGCGATGCCGTTTATCTCCAGCAGCAGAACTATTCGCTTGCCGCACTGGCCCGGCGAGACGCTCAAGCTGACCCCTTTGACGCCAAGGCCTCAGAGCCTGACGCCGTAGATGACGAAGACCAGGCGCGCGCCATTGTGGCCCTCCTGGAGAAGGACTTTCGGGAGGCCTTGCATGCTTGACACCAAGGCCATTGCCGCCGCGCTGGCGCCGATAGTGAAAGCGCACGTCGCTGATGCGACTGCGCCTCTGATCGCGCGCATCGCAGAACTGGAACAGCGGCAACTCCTGCGCGGAGAGCCCGGCGAGCCTGGCCGTGACGGCAAGGATGGGGTGGACGGTCGCGATGCTGAGCCGGTCTCGGAAGAGCAGATCGCCGCTGCAGTCGAACGCTACCTGACCGCCAATCCACCGGCGCCCGGCAAAGACGGTCGCGACGGTACGGACGGCAAAGACGGGTCGCCCGGCGAAAGGGGCGCCGACGGCCGCGACGGAGCCGACGGCGTGGGTTTGGCGGGCGCCATGATAGACCGTGACGGCGAGTTGAACGTCACCCTCACGAATGGCGAGGTCCGTCGTCTGGGGCCTGTGATAGGCCGTGACGGCAAGGACGGCGTGGACGGTGTCGCCGGGGCTGACGGCCAGTCGTGGGAAGAGATCGAGGTCCGCCGTACGGGGCCGCGCACCATCGAACTGAGCTTCGACCACGGCGAGCGCAGGAACACGTTCGAGCTGGAGTTCCCGGTGCCGCTGTACCGCGGCGTTTTCGCCGAGGGGGAAAGCTATGAGCCGGGCGACATGGTCACTTGGGCCGGGTCGCTCTGGCATTGCAATGAATCCTCGTCGGATAAGCCCGGTGACGGCGCCAAGGCGTGGACGCTGGCCGCCAAGCGTGGACGTGACGGCAAGGACTTTGCCGGGCCTCAGCCGAAGCCGGGCACGGTGAAAATATGATGGCCGCGCTGGTCACGACCGAAGAGGCCAAGAAGCGCCTGCGTATCGACTTCGCTGATGACGACACTCTGGTGGCAGAGCTCGTCAGCGAGGCGACCGACATCATCGTCGACTATCTGAAGAAACCGAACCACGACTGGACCGCAGAGACGGTGCCGCTGCGCGTGAAGGCGGCAATCCTGCTGGTGACCGGCTCGCTCTACGAAAATCGCGACGCTGGCGAAGAGGTGCTGACTTCGAATGTCCGCGCCCTCATCCACCGCGACCGCGACCCCGCTTTAGCCTGAGGAGACCCGCCATGCGCGTTCGCTTCACCGAACCTTTCGATTACACGCCGAGCGAAGAGCCCCGCGTGCTGATCGCTTTCTCGCCGACTGGCGGGGCCGAGAAGGATGGCGCCTATACCGTCCGCCGGGAATGCGGCGAAGCTGCCGTGAAGGCCGGCAAGGCCGTCGAGATCGCTCCGGACCCGCTGGACCACGACGGCGACGGCCGCAAGGGCGGGTCGCTGCCGAAGGCGAAGAAGACCAATGCCGAAGCCTAAGGGCGCGGGCGACCTTCGCCATCGGGTGAAGTTTCAGCGGCGGCCGATCGACGGCGACGACGGCTACGGCAACCCCGAAGGCGACTTCGCTGACCTGGGTATCGAGCGCTCCGCCAGCCTGACCCCGACGCGGGGCGGCGAGGACGTTCAGGCCGGGCGCCTGACAGGTAAGGCCTCGTGGGACTGCTGGGTCAGGAACGACAGCGGGACGCGTCAGATCACGACCGGCGACCGTGTGGTCGACGCTCGCGACCCAAGCCGCATCTTCAACATCCGCTTCATCGGCGACATGGACGGCGCTCGGACGTGGCTGCTGATGCAGCTGGAGAGCGGGGTCGCGACGTGAGCGAGGACATCGAGGGCCTCAACCGCCTGATGGCGCGTTTCGACGCGATGCCCGCGAACGTCCGGAAGCGGGCGGGACAGACGGCATTCCTGGGGGCGGAGGAGATGGTTGGGGCCATGAAGGCCATCGCCCCGCGCGACGACGGCGAAGACGGCGACCAGAAGCTGGTGGATCATATCTACCAGGAGGAAGGGCGGCTGGGGGACATCTCCTACGTCGTCATCAGCGACGCCAAGGACAGCAAGGGTCGCCCGAAAGCTCCGCGCGTCGAGCTAGGCCACGTCGCGGCGGACGGGACGCAGGTTCCGGCCGTGCCGCACTTCTACCCGGTCGTCCGGACCCTTGGCCCAAAGATCAAGCGCCGCATCGCCAGCGCCGTGACGCGGGAGCTTCGCAAGAAATGATCGACGGGCAGCTTGAGCTTCAGGGCGCCATCAACGCCACGGTGCGCGGATCGGCCGTCATGGACGGGCTGATCGGCAAGCGCATCTATGACCAGGTCCCCGCCGACGAGACCGGGCGGGTTTCAGACGACCTCTTTCCATATGTGTCGTTCGGCCCGATGACCTCTGGCGACGACGGCGACCAATGCCACAACCTGGTGGCGATTTCGGTTCAGTTGGACTGCTGGTCGCGCGCCGTGGGGTGGCCCGAGGTGAAGCGGATTGCGGCAGCCCTGGTGAAGCTGCTGAACGACAAGATCGCGGTGCCCGGCTTCACCGTCGTCATTCACGAAGTGGAGCGGGTGCTTTCGACCCGCGAGGCGGACCGGCGGACCAGCCGCGTCGCCATCCACCTTCGCTACCGGCTGGCGCCTCGCGCCTGATCCCCGAGCAACCGCTCAACCCTGAACCGCCCCTGACCGGGCGGCGCTTTCACATGGAGAACCGCTATGGCGGAACCTGAATACGTTGAGGTCGTCTCGGGCGAGTCGATCCTTGTCCAAATCGGCGATGGCGCTGACCCCGAGGTCTTCGCGCACGACTGCATGATCAACGGCTCCCGCTCTTTCGAGCGCACTGCGTCGGTGACCGAGCAGAGCATTCCCCGTTGCGACGACCCTTCCCAACCCGACAAGATCGTGCGGCGCGTCGACAGCACCGACAGCAGCATCGGTGGCTCCTTCAAGGTCCACTCGTCTTCGATGCTGGCGTGGATGCAGCGCGTCGGCCAGACGGTGAACGTGCGCGTTCGTCAGGCTGGCGTGTGGCGTGTCGCCGGCGCGTACATCCTGCAATCGTTCAGCGTCGAGGCCGAGGCGCGCGGCTACGCCACCGGCTCGATGAACATGGTGCAGGCTGACGAGCCGACCATCGGCGCGGACGCTCCTTAATGAGCCGCTCGGCCAAGGCCCGCGCCCCGTTCGGCGACAGCGTCTATGACTTCCAGCTGACCATCGGCCAGCTGGAGGAGTTGCAGGAGCTGACCGACGCCGGTCCGGAGGAGATCTATCAACGGATCTCGGAAGGGCGGTGGCGGCTGGCGGACCTGCGCCAGACGCTTCGCCTGGCCCTGATCGGCGGCGGCGTCGATCAGTTCAAGGCGCTGGCCCTGGTCGAGCGATATGCTGGGCCGGGCGACTTCCTGGCCCTGAAGCCGCTATGCCTGTCCATAATCGCCGCCGCTCTTGTCGGCGCCACCGACGAGGACAAGCCGAAGGGGGAGATGGAGGGGGAGACGAACCGCTCCCCCGACGAAAGCTCCGGTTCGGAAACTTCTACGCCATCGGCGGGGCCCT